TTAGCCCTTTTCTTGCGAGTTTTTGACGGTATCAGATTTAGCTCCATCATCCGTAGGCCCAAACGCCTTGTTAACCTTGAGCATTAGATCCTCGGGCCGATTCGACCGCAGATGCGTGTAGATGTCCATCGTAATCCGGGAATTTTCATGCCCGGCAAGATACTGAACTGTTTTAGGATCGACGTCAGAAGCAATCAAGGTTGAGATGTATGTGTGCCGGAGCTGGTGCGGCGTCACCTCAAAATCGATGCTGTAGACAACCGTGTTGTTGTGAGCAGCCTTTTCGCCCAGTGTCGGTGTGACAGTGTGTTTTATCTTTTCACCATTGATATAGCGGGTATAGGTTCTCTCCTTTGTGCTGCGGACTGTGACATATTTCCAAAGCCGCGTCCATTGCGTACCAGACAGAGGGCCCCCGTCGACACCGTTTGCAATCACGTACTCGGATTTGGACTTTGCTTTTACGTCCTTCAGGCACTCCACTAGTTGTGGCGGGATAGGAATGTCTCGCCGTGCCGCTTTCGTCTTCAGCTCCGGCGAAATGACAGGCCGATTATGAGCGGTATGCCACGCCCGGCGAACTTTAATCGATGGCGCTTTGCCGTCTAAATCCACACAATCCCACTGTAATGCAAGAATCTCCTCGCGGCGCAGACCCGCATAAAGGCCTAGCATTACGAAGGGATATGGGGGCAAGCCGCGCACAGCATCCAGTAGCGTGCGAACCTGCGCCTCTGTAAGCGCCGTCTTTTCCTTCGGCGGCTTTCCACCCCTTGGGTTCAGTTTTTCACACGGGGATCTGTCGATAATATTACTCTCAACTGCGGATTTGAAAATTGCCTTATAGAGCATCTGCACGGAACGATAGATGGAAACAGACTGCTTTGCTGCTTTCCCAATTGCGAGATTGACATCATCAGGCATGACCTCAGTCATAAAACGCTCCCCGAGCGGCTCCATGATGTAGATCTTCACCTTGCTTGTATAGTCGACGAGCGTTGTCTCGCGGATATGCCCCGCATGCATACTCAGCCATTTTTCACAGTATTCCCGCACGGTTGGGTTCTCCGCTCGAAAGGTGGCATCCGAAATCTGGCGCTTGGCATCCTCAACCTTTGCCGTCAGCTCCTCCGGTGTTTTTGCATACAGCGGGACGCGCTTACCGTCGGAATCAGTGATTCGTGTTCGGTAATATGTGATGCCCTTTATCACGGTCGTTCCATATGTGGGCTGTACCTTTTTCGGCCGGGCCATTACTTGGAGCCCTCCGGTTTGTTACCGTCAAGCAAGCGCTTCACCTCACGGTCAAAATCAGAGGAAATGCGCTGAGTCTTATTGAATTCTGCGTATTCTCCCTCTGCCTTTGCACGAGCCTCCTGTCCGGAAATACGCCCCTTTCCGCTCAGAATGTCATATTTACGGAAGGCAAGGAATTCGTTGATGCTGGCGGCAAACTCCTCCATGGTGAAGGTGTTTTCCCTCTCAATCAGATCTTCAATATAATCGAAATACCCAGTCACCGTCCGCTCCAGCTGCCGGATCTGCTTTTCGTTCAGGTAATTTTTGGCGACGGTGACATCTGATTTCAAAATCCGGCCGGCCGGAGCATTTTTCCATGTCTTCATGCCCAGATTGTCCTTGCTCCTGTCCGCGTGGGAATATACGATCTCCGCTGCGGTCTGGCCGGTGATGGCGTAGTGAAACTTGTTCTGGACCATCGCGTAGAAGTCATGAGTAATCTGTGCGTTTTTGTCGTAGTCGATACTGCACTCGGCAAAGATGTCCGTGATCTGCTGCCAGATCCGGCGCTCGCTGGCCCGGATCGAGCGGACGCGCTCCAGCAATTCACGGAAGTAGTCTTTTCCAAAAGCAGTTTTTCCCTGCTTCAGCCGCTCATCATCCAGCGCAAAGCCTTTTGTCATATACTCTTTCAAGACACCGGTCGCCCAGATACGGAATTGAGTAGCCCGGTAAGAACTCACGCGGTAGCCAACGGAAATGATGACATTGAGGTTATAAAAGGCAACCGGTTGCTTCACTCCATCAACACGCATTTTTTGCGTGTTGTCCTCGCGTACCAATTCGCCTTCTGCAAAGACATTGTTGATATGCTTGCGAATAGTCTTTTCATCTTTGACAAAGAGCTGGGCCATCTGGTTTGCGGTCAGCCAAATGGTTTCATCTTGAATGAACGCATTTACAGAAATGTTCTCATCCCTGGATTGGTAGATTAAGAACTGAAATTCGTTTTTGTCCATTCCTTGCATCCTTTCTCCCTTGCCGAATGCGGTGGAGCATATTGCAATGCAGCATAGCAAGGGCATTTAAATTTACATCGGTGCATTTACCGTCCTCGACATGGCAGTATCGGGGGCGGCTTTTTTATTTCGCTGATATACAAACAAAGGGCGAAAGAAAGTTCGATATAGTTTATTCTCCACGGTGTGAAGACTTGGTTTCTCTAATCCGCTTGGCCTGCTCAATGTCGTCTGGCAAGATATGGGGACCTGGTAATTTTAGCTTTAGATAGTCACTTCCAGCTTTAAGATATTCGGTGACTTCCGATATTCGTTCTGGATACGCTTCAGGGATCACAGATGGGTCAAAGCAAATTGCTTTTACAATATCAAAGTGTTCCTTTAGCTTTTCTTTAATACTGGCCAGGATTTCTTCGTTGCTCTTAATTTCAATTTTGGCCGATGTTTCAGTACTGCGGATATAACTCGCGCGATTAATAATCTTTTCTATGTCTATACCAGTCTGACCGCTCAGATACTCGTTCCATGCCATTTCAAAAGCTTTCGCTGAGGAATCGCTTGCAGGAGCCGACTCATCTGTCTGTAAAAGCAGATAGTCTTCAGACACATTAAGTGCTTTCGCTATTGCACGAAAGGTTTGAACCTTTGGTTCCCGCTCTCCACGCTCATACCGCATTATTGCTGTAGCGCTTACTCCTACGAGTGCGCCAAGTTCTCCTTGGGTTAGGCCACTTAGTGTTCTGCTGATTTTAATACGGTCGCCCGTCGTCTCCTGTTTTACCTTCATCGTCAAGCCTCCTTCTCTGTATACAGAATATCACCAGAATAACCAAAAGTCAAAATATTTTCCAAATTAGTGTTGACTTTTAACCGAACGGCGATTATCATAGAGCCATAAACCGAACGGTTAAATTTATCCGTTCGGAGAATTCAGCGGAAAGGGGTAAAATCATGAAAATATGCGCAAGCAAACTGGACACAGCACTCGCGCGGCAGTGTAAAAACGCCAAGGATCTCAAGGGCGTGGCATCACTTACTACATTGCAGAGGATTCGGGACGGCCATGATGTTAAGCCAAAAACAGCTGGCCGGATTGCGCAGGCGCTAAATATCGATGTTGCAGAACTGCTCTATGTGGTCAATGCAGATCGGTAAAAGCACTCAACAATTGTCCGTTGCAACAGCACGCAGCTGCGCAAATAGCCACTGGGCGAGAAGGTACCCAGTTCAAAACGAAAAAGCGCTCTGAGCTACCTTTAAGGCATCGCAGAGCAAGTAAAGAAACGGAGGTAAAGAATGGACTTACTAACTCGACAAGAGGCGGCCAAACACCTCGGCATCTCTTTGGTCACGCTTGATGAAGCGCGAATGGCCGGTCAAATAGCGTTTATTCAGCGAAAACCTTGCGCAAAAGTTTTTTTTCGAGAGGCCGACTTGGAAACTTTTTTGGCTCGCTGCACACGTCCAGCTCGACCAGAGCCGAGAATCGCCACCACCGGAACTTATCGAAAGCGCCGCTCAGGGAGGTGATGGCTTTGAGTAATACATACAGTATTCCGCAGTGCTATAGCACTTTATTCGACACCCATAATGACAACGTCGATCCTGAGGAGGAAAAATGCATGACTCAACTGTTTAAGTGCGAGACCGTCGCTCAATTCAAACTCATGGAATGGCTGATCTCTCAAGGCGTTTCATCGGAGGAAATTGCTAACGTCAGCCTTTTGGCTCCTGATCGACTCCGTGTAACAAATCCCGCTGGGCAATATCTTGTTGTGCATTGGACAGGTGGACATGCAGAAATTGAGGGCCCAGATGAATGACGTGTATAGCATCCCAGGCTATTCCGGCATCTGTCGGTGCTGTTTTCAGCCCATCAAATGCGGTGATGAAGTGCAGTTCAGACCGGAAGGGCTTCTATTCCATCGGAGTTGCGTTGCGGATAATCCAAAAAGCCATTACGTCGCACTGGAGCTCCGGCGAGCTGCCCGGCAGAAAGAGAAAGAGGCCCAATGCACCACCGCCGACCAAAGCCGGGCGCATTAAGCCTCAAACCACTACCGAAGTAGTTGATGCCATTATGGTATCACGCCTGCTTCGGTCCGTCAAGTGAAAGGAGATACCAGAAATGGAAAAACAGCATTTTAGTTCCATGGAACAGAGAATTATAGACTTAACCATTCGGTTGGAGTGCGCGGCGGCAGCTATTGATGCCCTTAACCGATTTTTTGAGGATTGCGCACCGGATGGGCTTAGTCCAGCCCAAGCTAGAGAGCGCATTGATGCTGGTTGCATGGCTTGCATGGCTAACGATTATCTATCTTCTGCGCGTTCTGCGTTAACGGAACTTGAGGATGCGTGCCTCGACCAACTGAGCACAATTCAGGTCGATCTGGAAACGCACGTCTCTATAAAGACGCCGGCGAAAAATATGCAGCGTGGCCGCTGCGAAAAAGGAGTTTCGTTATGAAAAACTTATCTAAGCTGCCGAAAGATGTGGCTGCGCAGGAGCAGCCCTCCCCGGAAGATCGGACGGCATTCTATTTGACGCACTCACATTCCCCCGGGTTTCTGCAGGCAGTGTCTGCGTGGGAGCAGGCGGAGCAGCTTTCCCCAGAAGACCGGGCGGTATTCTGGAAGACCATCGAAATGGTTTCCCCGCCTGGTATAGCGGCACGTATCCGCCTTGCCAAAGAGCTTCCTAAGCCCCACAAATTAACAAAAGAATCCGCTGCGGAGCATTGATTTCGCGGCGACTGAAATGGAGATCGTTTTATGGAAAATGCAAGTATTTTTACGGTGAAGCAAGAGGCGAGCAGACTTGAGTCGCTTGTTTCCAAATTGGATGATGTCGGTTTCGAGGCAATTTTTGCTTTTACGTTTGCCCTGTTGCAGGGGAAATCAGAAGAGCAGGCCATTGCTGCCGGCAATAAAATTCTTATCGCCGATGGCAGAGCACCTCTGCCGCCTCTTCATCCGGCAAAAAAGGAGATTGTATCATGAACGATGAAACTACAGTCGACGAACTTGCCGAGATCCGCGAAAACATTCATAAGCTTGATGCTGACGAGCAGGGCGATGTTCTCGATACCATGCGTGCATTGTGCCGCGATGACCTTGACGCTAAAGCCGTTATAAGCGACGCGAAGCGCCTGTCAAAGTTGCGCCGCATTGCGGCTAAGTACGGGATCAAAATCGGGAAAAAATTCAACGGTACATTTGGTGAGAGCGGGTACATGCTCATCGATGCGATGAATAATACGGTGTTATCGGGTGCAGAGCCTGTAGCATATTCGTTATCTCTTGATGAACTTGAGGCTGAGGTACAAGCTTATGCCGCGCTGATTGATCCGGCGAACGGAGAGACCTTTGTTGCAACAGCGCGTACTGCTTCGGAAGTGCCGCTAATTAGGTGAGATGCGTCGGAGCCGGGGCGGGGCCATTCGTCCCGGCTATCGGCTTTGAATCAAAGTGAAGGGGGGTAGGCCCAAGATGAATATTGGCACACTCAAAAAACTGCTGCGGATGGTACCCGATGATGCTGAGGTCCTTGTTCAGGCGTATGACGCTATTGACGATGAAATTGCATTCTACTCTGCCAGGGAATTCACCATCCGTTTTTCGCATGACAATGATGACACTGCCGTCAGGGTCATTATCGGCCCCGATATATGAGAAACGGCATAATTTTCAATACGGAAACTGGGGTTTCCGGCGCGGAAATCGCAAGAGCCCGGAGAGAGGTGGTGTTTAGATGGCTCGGCCAAGCAAGCAGACAGCAGAATATTTTCCGCATTTTGTGGCGGACAGCAGAACGAAATTCACTCTGGAACACTATTGGGGGAACGACGGTTACGCATTCTGGTTTAAGCTCTTAGAACTGCTCTGCCGTACTGATGGGCAGGCTTATTCATGTGCTGAGGTTGAGAATTGGGAATACCTGTTGGCATATACGAAGGTTAGCGATTCAACGGCTGAGGCGATTCTGTCAAAACTTGCGGCACTCGGAAAAGTTGACAAGGAACTATGGGAAAACCACCGCATGGTTTGGTGCGACGGGTTAATCAAAGGGCTGTCATCGCTTTATGCTAAGCGGACTGCGGTGCCTCAAAAACCGAGTTTCCGCTCCGAAAATAACGCTACATCTGTAGTTTCCGATACGAAAACGGGGGTTTCCGGTGCGGAAATGCCACAAAGTAAAGTAAAGAAAAGAGAAGTAAAGGATATACCCCCCTATACCCCCCAAGGGGAGAATCCCGATATGGATATCACCGTTTGTAAAGCAGAGCCGACGGGAGCGGTTTTAGATCAAAAAAATGCAGTTTCCGAAATCGTGAGCTTTCTCAACCTGACTCTCGGAACGTCATACCGGGAATCCAATGAAAAGACCCGAACGCAGATCCGGGCTCGGATCAACGAGGGTTTTACCGTCGATGACTTCAAGACGGTTATTCAACGCAAATTTGCCGACTGGGGGAACGACCCGAAGATGAGCAAGTACCTTCGCCCGGAGACTCTGTTCGGTACAAAATTTGAGAGCTATTTAAACCATCCAGATAAGAAAGCCTCTGCTGGAAATCCGTATATTAACATGATGAAAGGGGGCTCAGACAGTGGATAAGATTCAAACTACTGTAATTCTTGCCATAATAAAAACCGCATATCCCACGTTTGGAAAAGATGTTTCCCCAGAGGATATCGTTTCCCTCTGGTCGGAAATGTTCGCAACAGATCCAGTGGAACTTGTGGCGGCTGCTGTAAAACGATACATAAAGTCCGGCGAGTATCCACCGACTGTAGCTGCAATTAGTGCCATCTTGGCGGATATGCAAGCAGCGAACCTGCCCACGCCGGCGGCGCTTTGGACAGAAGTGGACAGGCTCATGAATTCCGGCATTGCCCCGGATCAGGAACGGGAAGCCTATGGGAAAATGTCTCCTGGCTGCCGGGCAGTAACTATGGCTGCCGGGGGATGGACGGCACTGTCGCTGAGTGCCGAGGACGATCAGTTTATTAAACGCCAATTTTTCCGGGACGCAGCGGATTATATTGCCGCCGAAAAGCAACGGCTGGTACTCGGCGGGCTTGCCGGTCCTGTCTCAGAGGTCAAAAGTCTGCCGGGCGACGGAAAGCAGGTGGGTTTGAATGGATGAGCTTTTAGGGATTGAGATTCCACACAGCACCGAAGCGGAGCAGGCCGTGCTCGGCTCTATTCTGATCGACGCCAGCTGCATGCCAGACGTAACCGCTATGCTGCGACCAGAAGACTTTTTCTCGGATGTAAACCAGCAGATTTATGAAACTATCTGCACCATGTTCAACGAGGGCCAAGTTGTAGATCCCGTGACGGTGATGGACAAGGTCAAAGGCGACGATGTCGTTAAGCTCAAGGATATTCAGCGCTACATTCTGGAGCTCTGGCAAATCACGCCAACGGCGGCGAACGTGAAAGAGTACGCCAGGATTGTCCAAGAGAATGCTATTCGCCGCGGTGTTCAGGCTGCCTCCACTGACGCGGCAAAGCTCGCCGCTGAGGGCTTCGATCTGTCGGAAGTTGATGGGGCTCTTCAAAAAGCTCAGGAAGTCATTGCAGGACGCGCTTCCGTTGAAGCGGTTTCGCTTCGGGATGCAACGCTAAATTTCTATAACGAGCTGAGCGAACGCCAGAAATCCGGCGCGGCGCTTCGGGGCCTGCCGACAGGCTTCGCAGAGCTTGACAAATATTTAGGCGGCTTACAGCCTGGGAACATGATTATTCTTGCTGCCAGACCAGGCATGGGAAAAAGCGCATTAGCGCTCAATATCGCGGTGAAAACCTCCAGCCTTTCCAAAAAAACGGTTTTATTCTTCTCACTGGAAATGTCGGTATCTGAGCTAACTGAACGCCTATACGCCTCTGCTGCTGAAATTGATCTGAGTGTCCTACGCAACGCCAATCTATCAAAAAAGGACTGGGACAAGCTTGATGCCTCGGCATCGACTGTAACGGGAATCGATGTGCGTGTAATCGAAACACCTTCACTGACGGCTGATGAGATCTCGGGAATATGTCGTCGCACAAAACCGGCATTGGTCATCATTGATCACGTCGGATTAATCAAACCTGTAGGCAGGCAAAGCAATCGGCGTGAGGCAATGGATGCTATTTCCCGCTCTATCAAATGCCTGGCTAAATCTTTGCAAATTCCCATATTGGCTTTAGCTCAGCTGAATCGCCAGGTGCTTGATCGTCGAAACAAAACCCCGGTGCTTAGCGATTTAAGGGAATCTGGAGCGCTTGAGCAGGACTCGGACGTTGTGCTTTTCATTGATCGGCCAGCGTACTACCAGAAAAAAGCCAGCGAAAATGAAGCTTCCCTTGTCATCGCGAAAAACCGGCACGGCCAGACCGGAAAAATACCGCTTCTCTGGTTCGGCGCTCATCAGAAGTTTACTGATGACTGGACTGCCGATATGGGAAAAAACGTTGACCAACTCAAAGATGATCCTGTGCAGGAGGAGCTGCCGTTTTGACGGTTGCGTGCTGCCGCTCGCCGCCCCGGGCTGGCGTAAAAATAACACTGGGTGCAAGTTGCAACCAACGGCAAAAAAATAGGGCGCACGGCTCCACACCATGCGCCCATTCCACCAGTCTTAAGGAAACGCCCAGGGAAATCTGCTTCCCGCCGCATATCGTATTAATTTCAGTTTAGCACGTGGGGGAGGCATTTTCAAGTGATGAGCAATGAAGAACTAGCGGTACTGATAAAAAATGGCGATGACGGCTTGCTTCCCACACTCTGGGAACAGGTACGAAGATTTGTGGCAATGATGGCAGGACGGTACTACCGGTCAATTGATAATCCGCACGGCTGCGAGCTGGATGATCTGATTCAGGAAGGCTACATCGGCGTTGTGAATGCAGTTAAATATTATGACCCGGAAAAAGGGTATCTGTTCCTAACGTTTCTTAATCAAACACTTAAAACCGCATTCAGAACAACGATGGGCACCAGGACTTCCAAACGTGATCAGCTGGATTACGCCGATTCTCTTGACGCTCCGATTGCCGGAGCAGAGGATTTGACTTTACTTGAATCGCTGAGTGACCTAAAACCCGGTGAAGCTGCTGTCGAAGACACGATCGTTGAAAGCATCTGGAATCAAGAATTGCATGCGGCACTTGATGAAGCTTTAGGTATTCTGAGTAAGAAAAAGCGTGAGTTGTTGGAGCTGTATTACTATTTTGGCTTGAACTTTACGAAAATAGCTGAAATGCGCGGTTGTTCTCCTCAGCTTGTCAATGATCAGCATCAGGAATCGCTAAATCGTATTTATAACAGCAAATACCGGCCTGTTCTTGCTGAATTTTTATACCACTACGAACCCGATCCATACGCACATACGAGCTTCAAATGCTTTGAGGAAAGTGGTTGCAGCGCTGAGGATGCATTTTTAATACTAAAGGGTGATGATTGTTGGAAGGAAAAGCAGTCGATCCATACATAATCTGGCTTCTGGAAAACTATGGGCTTGAGGACTATGCGGGGAAGTTACACGATCTCCGCAGATTTTTCCGAAGCTACCGCAACCGCAAGGAAAATGACCCTTTGCGCCTATGGGCAGAACGGCTTATCAAGGATCATGCAAAGTATTGCCGGAACCGCAAAAACGACACCATCATTCGTCAGCACAATTCTTTTGTGATGAGATATGTCTACGGCTATTCGTGCAGGGACATTGCAAAAAAGCAGATACTTAACCCGCGCACCGTTCCCAGAGATATTGACGCTGTATTTAGGGATTTGATGGTGCTTGTGTACGGCGTCGATGGGCTGAGGCAAAAACCAGAAAACTCTGATGCATGCAATGAGGGGAGTGATAAAGATTGCCTTTTTAAGAAGCAGCTACAACAAAAATTTTAAAATAATTTAGGAGGAAATTATCATGACATTCGATGAAATTTTGGAAAACCTTCAGGCGCAGGACCCCAAAGCATTACTTTACGACGCGCTGGATGAGTTGGAGAAGTCTGTGGTCGTTGCCGCAACTGCAGCGGACAAAGCGAGTAAGGCCTACTATGCGGACGCTACAGCAAAAGCAGAGAAAATTTCAGCTCGGGTTGGCTTGCTGAGAAAACAGCATAGCGAATTCCAAAAGAAAATTGAGGCGCTTAAAAAGCCCCTTCTGGAGGTCACGGTATCCGGAAATACTCAGAAATTGGCTGACCTGAAGGCCAGCATGAAGGCCTTGGAGGCTGACAAGCTCCAAGTATCTACTGAACTTGAAATGCTGGAAAGCGCCCACATGAGCGGTGCTGATGAACTTTACAACGATGTCGTGCAGAAGAATGATCATTATTTGTCTGTGCGGGAAGCCTACCAGGAGGCTAAGCGCAAAGCGTACGAATTTGCAATCAAGCGAGAAGAAATATACCATACAATTCAGCGCGAAACGCAGTATTACAACGCAATTCCTATGCATGGTCCCAATATGAAGGATTTGGAAGAGCACTACCATTTCGAAAAGTGGGAACAGATTCATGCTGAGGATGCCAAGCAGAGGGCCGCGCTGGAAGCAGAAGAAGCAAATCGGCCGCGGAATATCGAAACTTTCAGCGCGCGGATTGATTACTGATGGAGGAATTGAGCTATGAACGAAATATATAAAAGTGATCCTACATATCAGCTGGCCATGCGGCACCTCGGGACCATGCGCGCAAAAAAACTTCTTGGCAATGGTGACAGTTCAGCAGTAGCTTGCCCCACACCTAATGCTACCGAAGAGCAGAAAAGCGAGTACATTCAGGCCCGAAGTGCTGTCCATTCCCTTCTGCACGAGGAGGCTGCAGCGTCCTCGTGCATTCATCCTGACGCAGCATCTGAACGTGATCGTATTCAGGAGCTTGACGCAATCGCCGATCTTTATGATCCGGCAATCGTAAAGGAAGCCAAATATGGCGACTGCCCCATTACGGCACGGGAGATGGCTGCTCGAGCAGCCCAGGGCATAGCAAAAAGATGGCAGCCCCAACCTGAGTCTTGCATCACAGCGCAACCAAGCAGAGCTTCCGCGCCTGCACCGGCGCAATCCCCCGCTGCACAGACACAGGTCACCGCAGCCGTTACCCGGTCTCCATCGCCGCAGAGTCATTTCAGCGCGAATATACCGGCCGACGAGCTTGCTTTCCTCCGTGCGATGTGCAGCAGTGGGACACGGCTTAGGGCCCGGCCGAAGTCTAGGCTGACATAAAGCCTTTGCCTCCTGACGGAACTGATCTGTAAGATCCACAGTAATTTGCAATTCATGAATTAAAAAAGGAGAGAAAAACAATGGCAAAGAATCTCTACAACAAGCTCGGCGAGATGGACTATGACGGACTGATCGCCAATATCATCCCGGCCATTCAAACTGCAGGCGGGACGGTTGCCAAGCTGACTGTGGCCGCGACTTATTCCCGCGGCACCGTGCTTGCCAAATCCACCACCGACGGAAAGCTCTATATCCTCGGTACGGACGCGGCCCTGAGTTCCCAGTCTTTTAACGGCGACGGGAGCGCGAAGGTATTCACCGTCACCGACAAACCCGGCCGCATTGACAACGTCAAAGTAGACGGATCTGTCGTAACTGTCAGCTCCTATGACGCCAGCACTGGCGTCGTGACGCTGGCGACCGCCCCCGCATCCGGCATGGGCAATGTTGTCGTCTACTATCCGGAAGAGGAATTGATCCCGGATTGCATCCTCTGCGACAGCGAGGACATCGGGACCGCTGCGGACGCACCTGTCGCAGTTTACACCGCAGGCTGCTTCGATCTCAATAGGATCACAGTTCACGACGGCTATACCATGACGGAGGCCGACAGAGACAAGCTGCGGGAGCGCGGCATTGTCTTTAAGGCGGCCATGGCTTGATCACGGATTGCACTGCACCGGTGCAGGAAAGGACACCTGGTGAAGACTGGCGTCAGACGCCCAGGGCAGATCGGCACGATACATAGGCGTATCCGCTGCCCTGGGCAACCCAGCCGGGCGGGAGACCTGAACGGGAAACAGCCGCAGGGGCCAAGGTACTGTGACGGGGTACCGGCAAGGCTTGCGGGCTCGTCGACCCCAATTCTCGCGCAGTTCCCGAGAAAATTTTTTCTTGGACTTTCCTTGTCGGGGCATAAAATGACCCCAAAATTAAGAGAAAATCAAGGTAGAATGGCCGGAAAAATGGGCTTTGCAATTACCGACGCGATCAGATGATTCTAATAACAACAGGCCGTAAGGCCAAATATAAAAATTGCCGGCATGCCCGGCAGAAAGCGTGAGAAAAAATGAATTCTTATGGTGGTTGGAGAAGATACCCTGCTACAGGTTTTGCGACTGCTGCGCAGGGTGAAAATATCGTTGAAAGCATTGGTTCTAGGAATGTAGCAGAATTTGAGCTTCATACCAAGAAGGAAGTTGCGGTCACTTCCAATGAATATAAGATTAATAGCAGTTATCACGCTGCAGAAAACCAGTTTCTCTATACATGGGGTGCGACCGTTAGCACGCCCAAGGAAGAGCGCGGCGCGGTTAAAAGCATAATTCTCGAAGAAGAAACGGAGTATTACATCGAATACAGCGCTTTTTCAAGAGATTTATAAGCACATGGCCCCTGCGAACGGTGGCAGTTATACTTGACTGTCGCTTCCGCTGCGCGAGTTAGCCGCCTGGATTCAGAACAGTAACCACATTGTGCAAGAGGTACAGTCAAAATGGCAAGGAAAATAATAACCACTTGGAAGGAGGGGGTATTATGGCGAACCAAAAAGAATATGATTTACTTTTCCGACTGAGCGCTCAGCTCGGCGGGAATTACGGCAGCACCTTTAAATCCGCTCAAAGCGCCATTGCTTCCATGCAAAAGGAAATTGACGGACTCAGCAAAACGCAGTCCGACATTGCCTCATACCAAAAGCAGCAGGGCGCGATTTCCTCTTCGGAGGAAAAGCTGAAACGGCTCAACGCGGAGTATGCCGCTCTGCAGAAGCAGCTGACCGCGACGAAAGAATACGGCACAAGCCTTACCTCCCAAATGCAGCAGCTTAAAAACACCACAGGTGCGGATGAGACGGAAAACGCGAAGCTCACGGCCCGGTACCAGGAGCTGGAGACGGAGCTGAAGAAGACCGGCGTTGAGAGCGCGAACCTTCAAAATAAGATGCTCTCCAAGCAGCAGCAGATCGACAAGACGTCCTCCTCTCTGGATCAGCAGACACAAAAGCTCGGGCAGATGGGCAAGGCGCTGGGCGAGGCTGGTGTGGATACCGGCAATCTCGCAAAGGAGAGCGGAAAGCTTGGCACGCAAATTGACGAAATCAAGCAGAAACAGGAAGACGCAGCAGACAAGGCCAATAATTTTGGTTCAAGAACCTCACAGGCCTTTGGAGCAATTCAGCAGGCCATCGTAGCCGCTGGTATAGCCAAAGCCCTTCAGGAAATATATGAATATTTCAAAAGCTGCACAGACGCTTCTGTAGAATTCGAATCCGCCATGACCGGCGTCGCCAAAACAACAGACTTTTCAGATGGAGAGCTTGCGGCGATGTCCGGCAGTCTCAAGGAACTCTCGACGGAGATCCCGGCCACGACGACGGAACTGGCCGCGATCGAGGAAACGGCCGGTCAGCTGGGCATTGCCAAAGATAACCTGCTCTCCTTCACGGAGATTATGGCGGAGCTGGGCACGGCTACTAACATGACCTCGGACGAGGCAGCGACTTTGCTTGCCCAGTTCGCGTCGATCACAGGCATGGACCCGTCGTATTATTCAAACCTCGGCTCGGCCATTGTTGAGCTCGGCAACAGCTACTCAACGACAGAGAAAAACATCACCGAAATGAGCCAGTCAATTGCCTCGGCGGCATCTATCGCAGGAATGAGCGAAGCGGATATCGCAGGTGTTGCCGCCGCCGTTACATCGGTGGGCTTTAGCGCCGAGATGGGCGGCACTCAGATCAACAAACTGATTACGGACATTAGCTCGGCCGTTGCCACCGGCGAGGATCTTGATGCCTGGGCGTCAGCGGCCGGCATGAGTGCTGATAACTTTGCCGCAGCGTGGGGTGAAGACGCCGCAAACGGTCTTAATCTGTTTATCCAGGGACTGAATGATACATACGAAAGCGGTGGGGATGTTTACGGTGTTCTCTCCGATCTCGGCATCACAGAAACCCGCATGGTCAGCGTTATTACCTCGCTCGCAAAATCCGGAAGCAGGCTCACCGACACGCTTCAGACCTCAAACTCCGCATGGACAGAGAATACAGCCTTAACAACGGAAGCTGAAAAGCGATACGCCACCACGCAGAGCCAGCTCACACTGATGCAAAATTCGTACAACAACCTGAAGGTTGCGATCGGGGACAACTTTACGCCGGTCCTTCAGGACTTGTATAAGCTTACTGGCAACGTTCTTGATGATTTAACCAAATTTGTCCAGGATCACCCGACTCTCGTAAAGGCAATTACTGCCATTACGCTTGAGGCCGGCACGGCGGTCGCCATTGTTGCAGCGTACAATGCGGCAAAGAAGATCTCCAACACGCTCAAAGAGATAGGCACCGTGCTGCGGGCGAAGGACGCTGCGGCGGCAGCTGCGGAGGCGGCCGCAGAAACCGCCGAGGCCGCCGCTACGGAAGGCGCGACAGCGGCCACCGTTGGGTTTAACGCCGCCCTCAATATTAACCCGATCGTTCTTGCCGTTACAGCAATAGCCGCCCTGACAGCCGGAGCTATAGTTCTTGCAGAAAAATACAAGGCTGCGGCCGGCGAATCCACGGAGCTTACGGCTGCCTCCCGCGAACAGTATGAGGAGCTTCAACAGCTGAATTCAGAATATGAAACCGCCAAGGAGCAGTACGGCGAAACCTCGGATGAGGCACTTGAGCTCAGGTACCAGGTCGATGACCTGAATGCGTCCTATGAAGCAAACAAGCAGACCATGGAAGAGTTTATCGCTGAAAACGACGAGCTTATTGATTCGCATAATGATATCATTTCCAGCTACAACGAAGCTACCGCTTCTATTGATGATGAGGAACAGGGCGCGCTGGCCCTTGTACTGAAGCTGGAAGAGCTCAGCGGTAAAACGTCGCTTACGGCTGTTGAGCAGCAACAGATGAAGGCTGCCGTCGATTCGCTTAATGAATCACTTCCAGATCTCGCGCTCAACTATGATGACGCCACGCAATCAATGAATATGTCGGTGGACGCCATCAAAAAAGCAGTTAAGGCCCAGGCGGAGCAAGAACGGCAGGCCGAAAATTATCAGACCTGGGTCGATCTGACCAAGAAAGAGCTTGAGCTTTCGGATCAGCTCGCCGAAGCTCAGGAGAACCTGAAGCTCCGGCGAGAGGAGCTGGCGGACGAGGGCTACAGCGTCGACGCCCCCCTGATCGGCTGGTCCACGGACCTTGACGATTATGAGGATGAAGTTGAGAGGCTGACGGGGGCTTACGACGAGAATCAGGCTGCCATTGCCGACGTGACCGAGCAGGCCGAGGAGTACATGGCGGCACAGACCGAAGCTTCAGACGGAAGTGATGATCTTTCCGATAAGATCTCGAAGATTACAAGCCGGGCGCAGGAGCTTGCAGACGCTTATACGGAGGCATATAACGCAGCTCTTGAAAGCATACAGGGACAATATGAGCTCTGGGACGAGGCGGCCGACGTCGTTGCAACGAGTGCCGGCACGATCAATTCCAACCTTGAAAGCCAGATCACTTACTGGCAGCAGTATAACGACAATCTCGCAAAGTTGACCGACCGGAGTGCCGATATTCAGGGCCTCAGTGATATGATCGCCAGCTTCGCCGACGGCAGCTCCGACAGCGTGAACGCGATTGCCGGCATGGCTTCCGCCAGCGACGAGGACCTCGCTGCGATGGTGCAAAACTGGCAGAACCTGCAGCAGGAACAGAAGGACGCCTCTGACAGCATCGGGGAGCTTGAATCCGGGCTCTCGGAAGCCATGGACAATATGCAGCAGGACGTTAAAGACGCCGTCGCGGGAATGAGCCTTGGAGACGAAGCGGCCCAGAGCGGGATTGACACGATTCAGGGGTTTATCAATGCCGCCAATGATATGCTGCCGGAGGTACAGAAGGCATACGCGAGCCTGGCTCAAGCCGCTGCCGGCGCGCTGGGCGGAGAAATCAGCTTTGGCGTTCAGTATTCGGAAGCGGGCATTGAGCACAATGCTTTGGGTACAACGGACGCCGCAGATATTATGATTGCAGGCGAACGTGGCCCGGAGCTCATAGTCGGTAAGGGCGGCAGCACAGTATACACAGCTGAAGAGACTGAGGCAATGGCGGCAGCCACAAAAGACTATATGCAGCTTATTGCCCTTGCTCCCCAGATGATGTCTTATTTCTCGACTTCTAGCGCAGAAAACCACGCAGTATCGGCGAGTGTCGGCAGCGGCGGCCAGTTGGGCAGTGTTTCGATCAATCCGGTTTACAACGTCACGGTTGGGTCTGCTGCGGACGCGGACAAGCTACGCGACACTGTTGCTCAGATGAACAGTGACCTGAGCGATAAGTTCGCCGAGATGCTTGAGGATTATAACGTAGAGCAGATACGGAAAGCCTACCGTTGATGCCGCTGTAAAGTTCAGCGCCATACCAGATTCAGGCGGGCGTTCATCTCAGAGTAACAAAAAAAGGTTTTCTGGTTCGATGTGCATGGGCGTCCGCCTTTTATTTGTATCCTGCGGCTGGTCCTTATCACGTGTTGGGCTATTGCTAGAAGTTCCCTCCTTCTGAACATACCGCTGCCTGCGGGGTCATGCTGCGCTGCCGGGACGTTGGCATGCTGGACTTGCGATTTCTTTTTTTGCTCACGTTCTTCCCTCCATCCAAAAGACTTGCAAATTGTGCAGGCCGTGATATACTAAATTCAGGCAATGTTTCTGAATCAGCACATAAAAATTCCGCTCGAAGCTGCAACTTCGGGCGGGTTTTGCTTTTTTGGAGGTATCCACGAGCAGGCCCCGGAGGTGAAAGGAGAAAAGCCCTTTCGGGCTTATGCCCATCCAGGATCAGCCGCAGGGCTTTTGATCAATCTTCATTTGCGACCAGAAGAGAACAAAAGTAAATAAACAGGGCCCGTCGGAGACATAACAGTCACCGGCGGGCTATTTGTGTTTATTGCACGACCTCTGGCCTTAGCAGCCTTACCGTCAGTGGGGGCGGCGGGCGCAATTCATCGGCGATTATGTGGCAATACCGTTCCCCGCCTTGAGTATGGAGCGCCGTCCTTACCTGGTTCACGCATAATTAACTCGGACAGTTCGCAATTCAAGGCTCCACAGATCAGATCCAGATGCGTCAGATTCACGTGCTCCGTCAGCTCGTGGTAAAGGTCGTTGACGGTTGTGGGTCGGATGCCGGTTATTCTCGCAAGATCGGCCTGCGTCATCTTGCGGGCACCGAGCAGCGAAGAAAGCAGAATCCTTATCATCCGGCAATTACACTGTTCACAAAGGAGATAAGATCCGCATAGGTAACAGCCGCATCAAGATCAGAAGGAGCCGCCTTCAGCCATCCGGCGGAAATGGCGGATTCGACATAGCCGGCGGCCCAGTGTCCGGATGTGGGGGAACCGGCCGCCTCACCATGGTCAATAAATCTGGCAAATATGGTTATCATCTGGGCCCAGGTCATAGGCGCGTCTGGATAATACTTTCCGTCAGAGCCGCAAACGACGCCGCTTTGGGCAAGGCAATTAATGGCGACACGGTAGGCTGATTCTGAGATATCTGAAAAGGCATCATCACCGACTGCGGACTTCTCGCGGCTCTTATCGGTAAGAATGCCATAAAGAACCCCGGCCATGCCTGCCCGGGACACGGCTTCGCCTGCAGGCGTGATCCTGGACAGCACGGTGCAGCATTCCTTGGCGGCCGCGCGGTCAATTGTGGCGTCGCCGCACGTCAGTTCGCATTTCACTGTGCTTTCAGGTGGTAGAGACGTGGTAACGCCGTCGGAGCTACTGCCTGTGTTCCCTTCGGAAGAACCGCCGTCGGAGCTGCCGCCTGTGTTTCCTTCGGAAGAACCACCACCAGTTGGCCCTTCATCTTCTCCGGGTGTTTGATCGTCATCCCCCGGGGCCTGGCTGCTGTTTGACCCGTACAGGATGAATGTGAGATAGGCACCTGATTGTAAGTTGGAGCACGGCGTGAGAAACTGCTCCGTAACATGATCTGGAGCATAGCGGTCGGACTCCTTATCGGAGAACCAGGAACACAAGCTGAAATTACCGCTTGTTAGATCCTCGGAATACATAGAACGGTATTCATCGGCAGTGTCAAATATGGACAGCCCTACTTGTGCCGCTGCGATATCGGCACCGGAAGTGCCGGCCTTGTTATTGATGATTTTGCAGCCATCAATACTGACTCCGGTACAGGCAAAGATCCCACCTCCAGAACGGCCAGAGTTGTTACTTTTGATAGTGCAGTCAGAGAAAGAGGCCGTGCCGGTGCAGTAGGCTCCGCCGCCGTCCAGATCTGCGGTCCCGTTTACTATGGTCGAGGATTTCACTTCTCCGCATTCCAGATATAAATTTCCTCCGCAGCTCGATGCATAACCATTCTCAAACGTGCAACCTGTGATCTCAATAGATGCCCCTCCATGATAAAGAGACCCGCCGCACTCAGCATCACTGCCGTAGAATGTGCTGTCAGTAATCTGCATAGGACCATGGCTGTAGATTGCTCCGCCGCTTGTGTCCGCATGACAATAATTGAATCTGCAGCCGTCGGCGGAAACAGATCCGTCTGCAAAAATGGAACCTCCATAGTAGGATGCAATCCCGGCAGAGAATGTGCAGTCATCCAGGGAGACGGAAGAATCCATGCCGGCGTAGATATGCGTCCCGGAATCGGACCTCCCGCCTTCAAAGCTGCACTGTGTAAATCCAGCGGTTCCTTCCATGATCATATAGGCGTGTTTATACTGCGAATTGACGCAGTAATTGAAGTGCACATCGCTAAGCTGCACGGTCCCGCTCCAGTCTTGCCGAAGCATTATTTCGGACGAACCGGCATCCGTAGATTCTCCAGCAAAATCAACATTTTGGAGTATCACATCTGAACCTTCCGGAATATCCTCACTGAAGTGCAGCACGGCAGCTGTGCCGCGGCTTCCGACAATCGTAACGCGCTTATCCGGAGAGCCGATCGTAATAGGCCCAAGCACATCCAAATCGTTTGTGAGCGTGATGGTGTCACCATCGGCAGCGTTCTCTATGGCCGTCTGCAATTCATCAATGGAACTGACTCCGGATTCTGCGGCTCTAGCCGTGATCGGTATAGCCCCAATTACCAGCAGCAGGGCCAGCAGCACAGAAAACCGCTTGCGTATTTTCGTTTTCAT